TTGCGCCTCATGCATGGCGTTCTCACCCATGATGCGGTAGGTCAGCGGGAAGTCAGCGTTCTTCTTCCAGGTCTCCAGCATCATCCGACCCAGTTCCTTGAGGGCTTGGCGGATGCACTTCAAAGTGGGACCCAGTTTCGTATTGTCCTGCTCTGCGGCGAAGAGGATGGATCGACCGGACTGGGAGGCACCCTCAGACAGGCCAAGGGAGGGGTCCTGCACGCCCAAGGTGTTCATGATGCCGGCGCGGAAATACTCGCCAAGCTGCATCATGTTGTTGCTGACCGGGTCTCCCCGAATCCAGTGCGGTGGACCGTGGGTCGGGTTGTACTCGATCTTCTCGCCAGGAGCGGAGGTGATGCGCGTCACCTGCGACCCCTTGGGGATCAACCATTTGCCGTGGGCGGCCAGGTGCATCTGCTCGATGATGAGCGAGTAGACCTGATTGGTCGCCATCTGCATGTCCCGCGCCTGCGAGACCGGGGTCAGGCCGATGAAGCTCTCGGTGTCCGGGTAGAAGTTGCAGTAGATGAAGGGGAACTCGATGGCGTCCTCACCCTTCTTAGGGTTGGGTTCCTCGTATTCCAGCAACTCACTGCCCGCGATGACGATGCGTCTGCCACCCGGATGCTCTTTGGAGGCGAGTTCCCACAGTTCCTTGACCAGAACCGTGTCTGCCACCTGGTCGCGACCCTCGTTTAGCACCGACAGCCACTCGAGTCCAAAGGCGGCGACCCGCTCGCCTTGAATCTCAACGCCCCATCGCTCAAACACCTCGTCCACCGACATGGTGTGGGCGTGGATGATGAAGCGGGCATCCCGCATGGTCTTGGCACCGGGTTTGACTAAAATCGCAACCGCTAACACCGAGAAGGCTTCCAACTCGCCTTCGGGCCGGCTGCGCTCTGCCTTGGACAGGCCGAGGGAGTCAGCGATCAGCGGGTCCACCTCTCGGATGGGACCAGCTTCCGGGTTCCAACTGACCTTCCACCACGCCAGCCCGGTAGACCACAGTTCGCTGCACCAAGACACATACTCTCGGTCCATGCCGTGCTTGCGCCACTGATAGGTCATCATCCGCTCGCACGCACGAGCAACAGAGCGGTCCTTGTCGGTGTTGGTGGCGGGAGTGACGACTGGGCGCGGCTCCTGGGCGGTGAGCTTGGCGACGACGGTGCGCTCGACGGGTTGCATGATGTTGCAGGTGATCTGCTTGCGCCAACTCTTCTTCGCCACCCGCCGGATGTCGTTGTTCTGCGGGTCAGCGGAGAACCATTGGTAGCCCCGGATGAACGCTTTGTTCAAGACCCAGTCTGCCGTGGTGGCAGAGCGGGCATCCTTGGCACGGTTGAAGTAGTGGTCTACCTCGTGCTGAGGATTCTTGTCCTTGTATCGCCGGGCGTGGCGAACACGGTCAACCTTGGTGCGTGGGATCGCCATCTACAGACCAAACCCTTTGCCGCGAAGCGACAAGTCGCCACCGTAGTAGTTGTTGATCGGCTTCCACGTCCCATAGGGCTCGTCGGTGGAATAGTCCAACTGTTCGGCAAAGGCTGCAACGACAGGCTTGGGTTGCCCCTGGAGCGTCAGGGGCTTGGCTGCGCCGCCCATAAACGACGACCCGAATGGGTTTGCCAATGTGTTTGGGTCGGCGTTTATGTACGTAGATTGCGGTCGCAAAGGGAACGGGGGTCGAAGTGACCAAGCTCCCACACCCCCGGCCTCGCCTGGCAGTTCTGGCACCTTGGCACCTTCATAGGCTGCGACCATCGCAGGCGCACCCTTGAACAGGCCGATGGCACCCTGCCTGAGTTCCTTCTTGGACTTGGTGGGGTCATCCTCGAGGAAGGATGCCGCCATCTGACCTGCGCTATGGCCGAGCCCAGCCCCTGCGACGGCACCTGGTGCGTTGCCGGCCATGCCGCCGATGACACCACCGATGACCATGCCGCCGATCTCAAGACCATCTCCGAGGTAGTCCTTCCAATCCTTGCTGTCCGGGGTCTCGACTGGAGGGCGATACTTGACCAATGCCATCAGTTCACCTCCGCCAGTTGCGCCATCATGGTCTTGAGGTCTGCCTCGTCATTGATGTTGGCAACGCCAGCCTGCATCGACTGCTCTGCCTCAAGGCGGGCAGCCTTGGCCTGCTCTTCGCTCTCCCCGTAGGTCGCGATGTGGGCGAGCTCGGATGAAGCAGCATCAGCGTACTTGGACAGTTTCTGCCCTGAGTAGCCAGCCTGGGCGAGGGCTTTCTTGTACTCCGCCTGACCCTTGCGGCTGTTCATGTCGAAGACGAAGTCGGTGCCGTCGTCCACCACCAAGATCATCTTGTTGTGCTTGTAGTCCCGCACCGGGACGAAGGGGGCGAGACCCTGTCCACGGTTGGCTGCGGCAGACCGACGTGCCCGGATGAGGACGTCGTGCATCTTCCGCATGTACACATCACCGTGGCTGGCAGCCTGCATGATGCGCTCTCGCCAGGAAGGACTGGCCTTGTGGGCAGCCGGCCCGGCAACGGCAGCCTTGCCTTTGCCGCCGGCTCCACCTTTCCGCCTGGACAAGAGGGTGCGCGAGGCAGATGCTGCTGCACCTGCGACTGTGGTAGGTGTGGGTTTCAGGTCGGCCATGGTTTGCTGCTGCGGCATTGGTGCCGGAACAGACTGGTTTTCCATAGACTGAGGCCCAACAGTCCGGGCACCGTATCCCTCCACAGGCTTGCCTAGTGGTACTGGACGAGACATCATGGACGGTGCGGAGGCGGGTGCGGGTCCGGGGGCGGGCGACGGGGTTTGCCGGCGAGCCAGCCCAGCGGCGACTCTAGGGTCAAGTCCAGAACCGTACCCCTCCGGCGACGGCCCCTCCGGCGGAGAAAGGCTGGTATCATGCCAATCCGAACTGTCCATATACTCCGAGCCTTTGCCGGTGAAACCTACAGCAGGAAAGGAACTAACCCCCAGTGTCGTAACCTCCGGCCCCTCCGCCTGTCCCGTATACGTCACACCCCGAGGGTTGCCAAAATTACCAGGGACGACGCCCGCGCCCTGCGTGGAAACCCAAGGATTCCCCCGGTTCATGCGTCCAACGCTGCTCGGGCCGCCAGCCTGCACAACCCCACCCGTCCAGTAGCCGGGAGGTGGCTGCCCGCCGGCAGGAACTTGAGAACCAGGCTGAACCCAAGACGATTGCATCATTGCAAGCGATGCCCTTCGCGCCTCCGGGGTCATCGCATTCAGTTCCGCTTGAGTTGGATAACGGGGGGGTGGATTTGGCACGGTTACCCCTGCTCAACGACGACTTCTGGGAAGTCATTCGGGTCCAAGTCCGGGTGCAAACCGTCCCCTTCCCAGGTCCGACAAGGTGTCGTGTCCTCAGCAGACATGTACTCGCCCACCGTCTTCGACAGAGCAACCTTGACCACCTGCTTCATGAGACCTGCCCTTTCTTCAATCCATTCGCGACGTTCCGCTTCAGCCTGGCGAGCCTGTGTCGAGAGAGCTCTCCGCCCGGCAGCGTACACAAGGAAAACGCAAATGCCAAGGGCAATGTGAAAAGGGTCCATGTTCTAACTCCAAAAGGGTGCCGTCAGGGTGAGGAAAAGAACCCAAGTTCGAGCAACTCTGACTCCACATCCGAGTGCTCGTCGGAGTCTTCATCCACCAATTCCGATACCGTGCTCCACTTGGGAGGGGCACCCTCCTCCCGTGGCTTCTCGTCGTTGTAGAGCAAGTCCAGATCGTAGTGCTCATCGTGCAGGGCGCATGCGATCATGAAGGAGAAGACGTAGTCGTCGTTCTCGCCTGGCTGCGCCTCGCACCGCATGCCATCCACCCAGACAAAGTTGGAGAGTTGCGTCACCAGCTTGTCGTCGTGGATGATCACCGAGGTGGAGTCCGACCGCAGGGCTTTGCGGGCCGCCGAGACCAGCATCGGACGGGTCTTTGCGGTGGTCTCCCAGCCCAGCTTGTTCCTGATCAACTTGCCTTCAGCGCGGCTCCACTCCAGTTCCCGATAGATGTTGGGGTAACTGAGTTTGCGGAGTTCCTTGAGCGTGGTCTTGCCGTAGGTGTTGGACTCCGGGCAGACGATGGCGTTGTTGTAGAAGCGACCCAGGATGTCCATCAGGACACCCACTTCATCTGGGTCTGGCTTGCCGATGTAGGC